GTACTTAATAGGGCTTGTCCCTGCAACAAATGTGAATGTTCATAAGGGATAAGAACTATGGCTAAAGAAACACTACAGCAACACTTGAATAGAAAAATTAAGGAAAAAGGTACTTCCTCAACAGAAGAAAAGAAGAAGGCTGATAAGTATAAGTCTATTGGTGCTGCTCAAAAAGCAGGCTCTTTGTACTACACTGACAAGAACGGTAAAGTTATGGCTGCTGTTTTTGCAGGTGACTTAAAGGAAAAAAAGTCCACAGCACCTGAAACATCTCTTCGTCCTAAGACTAGAAAGAAAAAACCTGGGCCACAACCCAATGCCGCAAAAAAACCAACACCTTCATCTGATAGAGGTAAGTCAAGGACTGTAACAAGAATTAGAAAGCCAGGTGGGGCTGATCCATCAGGTTTAGCTGGTAAAAAAACTTATGTATCTGCTATAGAAAAGAAATCAAATGCAAAAGGTCCAGACCCTGATAATTTAGCAGGACCAGGTGGACGTGGAACTGGTTTACGTAAGAAGAAAGCTCCTCCTAGTGACAAAGGTAAAGCAGGTAGACTTACTTCTCCAAAAACAAGAACTTATACTTTTGATGAGTGGAGTGATATGACATTAGCACAACGTAGAAAAAGGGGACTACCTGCTATAAGTCTTAGAAGGCCTAAAGTATTTAAAGTAAAAAGATAAAGGACTAATCTCAATGGTACGTCAATTAACAGACAAGCAACAAAAGTTCTTAGACGTCCTTTTTGATGAAGCACAAGGCGACCCAGTTAAAGCAGTCAAGCTTTCTGGGTACGCTGAAGGCACGTCTGCTTCTTCGGTAACAGGTTCCTTAGTAGATGAGATTGCAGAACTAACTAAAAAGTTTATTGCACAGTCATCTACTAAGGCTGCTTACACAATGTTTAGTGTAATGGCTGATCCTACAGACCTAGGAGTTAAAGAGAAGATGCTTGCAGCTAAAGACATCTTAGATAGAGCAGGCTTTACTAAAACAGATAAGGTAGAAGTGAAGACCTCAGAACCTCTCTTCATCCTGCCATCTAAGGAGTCTGATGACTAAAAGAGCAAGTAAAGCAGAATATCCAGATAAGGTAGAGTGGAGGATACCTTTGAAAGGAGAGATGGGTGAATGGTATCCCATCATACGAGTAGGACGACACATACCCTTTGGTTATAAGCAGGACGAGGATGATCCAGATCTTCTTATTCCGATTCCAGAAGAACTAGAACTTCTAGAAAAAGCAAAACTCTTTCTCAATGAGTACAGTGTTAGACAAGTAGCCCTGTGGTTATCTAAAAACTCTGGTAGAAAGATCTCACATGTAGGGTTATATAAACGTGTCCGAATCGAAGAAAAAAGGCGCAGGTCGTCCAACAACTCTAGGCAATATGCCAGGCGGTATAAAGAGGCGGCAACCAAAGCGGAAAAAATCGAAAAGCAACGTATCGGAGGTAGAGCCACAAGAACTATCAACGGACAGCAAAACTGGGAAGACGTTAATCCTTGGGTCGAAGACGAAGACTCCAGCGACAGTTAAGCCAGCGCCTTTCGATGTTGAAGCTGCACAGGAAATTATCTTTGAGCCTAACGCAGGACCACAGACTAAGTTTCTAAGTGCCACTGAACAAGAGGTTCTATACGGTGGGGCAGCTGGGGGTGGAAAGAGTTACAGTCTAGTTGCTGACCCTGTTCGTTACTTAAACAATCCTAATGCTAGGATGCTTTTGGTTCGTCGTAGTACTGAAGAACTAAGAGAACTTATCTCAGTCTCTAAGCAACTATACCCTAGAGCAATACCTGGTATTAAGTTTATGGAACGAGACAAGACATGGGTGGCACCAAGTGGAGCTACACTCTGGATGTCCTACCTAGACCGTGACGATGACGTTATGAGATACCAAGGTCAGGCCTTTAATTGGATTGGCTTCGACGAGTTGACGCAATGGGACTCAAGCTATGCGTGGACTTATATGCGCTCAAGATTACGTACTACTAAAGCATCAGGGTTACCTCTATACATGAGGGCAACAAGTAACCCAGGTGGACCAGGACACCAGTGGGTAAAACGAACTTTTATTGATCCAGCTGAGCCAGGTAATTCGTACTGGGCTACAGATCCAGAAGGTGAAACAATCTGCTGGCCTAAGGGACACACTAGAGCAGGAGAACCACTGTTTAAAAGAAAGTTTATTCCTGCTACTCTGTTTGATAACCCATACCTTTCAGACGATGGTATGTACGAAGCTAACCTACTCTCTCTACCTGAGCACCAAAGACGACAACTCCTTGAAGGTGACTGGGATATTAACGAAGGAGCAGCATTCTCTGAGTTTAATAGGAAGATTCACGTAGTAGACCCATACGACATACCTTCTAGTTGGACTAGGTTTAGGGCATGTGACTACGGATACGGATCTTACACTGGGGTTGTTTGGATTGCTATCGCACCAGACGAACAGTTAATTGTTTATAGGGAGTTATACGTATCAAAAGTTTTAGCTACAGATCTAGCAGAAACTATTTTAGAACTTGAATCAGCAGAAAAAATAAGGTATGGTGTTCTTGATAGTTCTTTGTGGCATAAACGTGGAGACACAGGACCAAGCCTAGCAGAGACTATGATTATGAAAGGATGCCACTGGCGTCCATCAGACAGATCAAAAGGTTCACGTGTTGCAGGTAAGAATGAAATACATAGACGACTACAGGTTGATGACTTTACAGAAAACCCAAGGATGGTCTTTTTTAATAACTGCACTAATACAATAGCCCAGCTGCCTTCTATTCCTCTTGATAAGAACAACCCAGAAGACGTAGACACCAAAGCAGAAGATCACCTATACGATGCTTTACGTTATGGAGTAATGACAAGACCAAGAAGCAACCTGTTTGATTTTGATTCAACTGATCAGAGAACAGGCTTTCAAGCAGCTGACCCTCAATTTGGATACTAGACTAAGGATCTACTATGGAAGAAGATGACATCTTGAATGAAGAAGTAAACATGGATGCCTCAGAAGTGTCTTTTATTGAAGATTCTGAAGAGGGTCTTAATACAGACGAACCTGTTGGCTCTATACTACAGTACGTTCAACAACGTTTTTACAAAGCAGAAGAGGCAAGGTATACTGAAGAGCAGCGTTGGATTAAAGCTTACAGAAACTATAGAGGACTGTACGGGCCAGATGTTAGCTTCACTTCTACTGAGAAGTCTAAGGTATTTGTTAAAGTAACTAAGACTAAAGTACTTGCTGCCTACGGTCAGATCGTTGAGGTACTCTTTGGTGCCAACAAGTTTCCAATTAGTATTGATCCTACCGTACTTCCTGATGGTGTACTTGAAGCTGTTTATGTTGAGACAGACGAAAACGTCAAGAAGATGAATGCTGATGGTCAGGTAGATATACCAAAACTAGAACCAGGTGAAACATTTCCTGAGTTTCAAGAGCGTCTTGCTGGTCTAAGAAGTAAACTTGAGCCTTTAGGTGATAAAGTTAAAGAAGGTGAGGGAACTACTCCAACTCAAGTTACCTTCCATCCAGCTATGGTTGCAGCTAAGAAGATGGAAAAGAAGATACATGACCAACTAGAAGAGTCTAATGCACGTAAAGAACTACGTACAACAGCCTTTGAGTGTGCATTGTTTGGCACAGGTATCATGAAGGGTCCATTCGCAGTAGACAAAGAGTATCCTAACTGGTCAGAAGAAGGTGAGTACGATCCCATAATAAAAACTGTACCTAAGTGTTCTTCTGTTTCTACATGGAACTTCTACCCAGACCCTGACGCAATCAACATGGATGATGCAGAGTACGTTGTTGAGCGTCACAAGATGTCTCGCACACAGCTACGTGCACTTAAGCGGCGTCCATTCTTTCGTAAAAATGCTATTGATACAGCTGTATCTATGGGTGAGTCCTACACTAAAGAGTGGTGGGAACAGATCATGGAAGACGAAGCCAATGAGTCTAAGGCAGAACGCTATCAGGTACTTGAGTTCTGGGGCAACGTAGACGTATCTCTTCTTAAAGATCAGAAGGTAGACGTTCCTGAAGAGTTAGACGAGTACGATCAAGTATCCGTAAATATCTGGACTTGTAACGGTCAGGTTCTACGTCTTGTCCTAAATCCTTTCACTCCTTCTTATATACCTTACTACTCAGTTCCTTATGAGGTAAATCCATACAGCTTGTTTGGTGTAGGTATTGCTGAGAACATGGACGACACACAGACCTTAATGAATGGCTTCATGAGGATGGCAGTAGACAATGCTGCTCTCTCAGGTAACTTAATAATCGAGGTTGATGAGACAAACTTGGTGCCAGGCCAAGACCTATCTGTGTACCCAGGAAAAGTCTTTAGGAGACAGGGGGGTGCACCAGGACAAGCCATCTTCGGCACTAAGTTCCCTAACGTATCAAACGAGAACCTACAACTCTTCGACAAGGCTAGAGTACTAGCTGATGAGAGTACAGGCTTTCCTTCCTTCGCTCACGGTCAGACAGGTGTGTCAGGTGTAGGACGTACAGCTTCTGGTATCTCAATGCTTATGTCTGCTGCCAACGGTAGTATTCGTAACGTAGTTAAGAACGTAGACGACTATCTCCTTGGCCCACTAGGTAAAGCTTTCTTTAACTTCAACATGCAGTTTGACTTTGACCAAGA